GAACTGAAAAAATGGAATGAACTTGTTGAGACATGTTTTTTGGGCTAGCGTTGAAATCATGAAAATTAACAGTGGCTGGTTATCCAGCAAGGAGTAAAAATGAAGATAGGCAGCAAGGATTATGAGATTTATGATGAATCGAGAAAATGTGCAAAATGCGGAAAGACTGGGGCGTCTTCGGAATATGTTTATAAGAATCCACTTTGTTTTTTTGAGACCCCAAATATTCCCAATGAGTTTATTGAGAGGATATGTCTTAATTGCGGCTATAAATGGTGGGAACTCCCAGCAGATTATAAAGACAAGTCTGCTGGATAACGAGGGGTATCACCTGCGCGAATAGAAAGGATTTAAAATGAATAAACTAATAATTAAACCGCTCGGTTACCGAACAATAGAGTCTATGCAGGACGCTTTAAACAAGTGGGCGTTAAAAAAATCTACCCCCTTTTACGTTGTTGATGATACTTCTGGGATTTTCAAGGATTACGAAAGAATTAACAAAGAAATTTTTGAAAGCCGGTACAATTTAAAAGAATTTATCGAAATTATATGTCAGTGTGACAATTATGAATATAGGCTAAACAATCAAGAATATCTTCAACATATCGGAATAATAGAACAGGAAGAAAATACCTGAGCCATAACGTCGCCGGTGAGCCACGACAGTAAATAAAAGGAAATAAAGATGTGTTTAGATTTTGACCCCGATAATCCTGAAACAATGCCAGACTGGAAGCCGCCCAAGTCGTCGGCTCAAATGGCTGGTTCGGTGCATTCACATTGCCCGAATTGCGGTGCATGGACGCAAAAGACCGTCGCAGAGAACGTTCTGTCTCCGTCTTATGATTACTGTCCGCAATGTCACTGGACGAACAGACCAATATGGAAACTTGGATGAAAGCACCGAACGACAAGCATGAGGCACGGCGTGAATAATAGTAAAACCATCAAGGAGCAAGAAATGAAGCTTGGAAGATTGATTTGGATTTATATCAAACACTGGTTCGCAAGGTTTGAATCAGAGTATGAGCATAAGCCAAGATTCATTCCCTGTCAGGGGTGTAAGTGTGATTTAAAACTGTGGAAAGAACTTCGCTCCGAAAGAAAAGGAAGGGTATAACGCAAAGCTCACCCACGCCGGTTATGGGCTTTTAGCCTCTCAGACCGGCAAAGGAGAAATGATGGAGAAATTAACTATATGTTATCACGGAACAGCAGAAAAAAACGCCTCGCTGATTGAAAAGGTTGGTTTTATAGCATGGACATATTTTGCGAAACATCTTGAAGATGCTGTTGAATTTGGCGGAAACCATATTTTTGAGGTAATGTTTAAAAAAAGTGAAATTCCTGATAATTGGCAGTTTAGGTTGCCAAAACACATACCGTCAAAAAACATAGTGTGTCATTACAAATTTAATAAAACAGTGATAAATGATAATACAAGTCTAAGAAAGAAGATATTTAACTCAAATCAGTAAGCCGGTCTGAGCCATAACGGTAAGGCTCACCCACGCCGATAAAAAGAAAGGAAATGTTAATGTCAACAAAACGATTAGAGAACTCAAAAACGGATGAAACTTCAACAGCTCAAGGCGTTGAGGTGAAGCCAATGGTTATGCCCCTTGAAGAACTTACCATTAGAGCAGAAAAAGTAATGGAGTTAAAAAAACTAATGGATAAGATTTTTAATGGAAATTGCGATTCACATCTTGGCATAGTGATAATGGCGGCTATTGCAGACGCATACAGAGACGGGCAATTAGTAAAAAAGGCATAACGACCAAAAACAAACCTAAAACGGAAGGAATTTAAAATGGAGCGGTGTTTGACATGAGTATACCACAAGCTAAGAAGCAGTATAGACCTCGTCTATCTGAAGAAATAACAGAGGAGCAATCCTTTGCTTTAAGAGACCTTATCCCATATGGGATAAGAAAGCCAATAATGTCTCTAATAATTGACAGCTTAATTGACCTACTAAGAAAAGGTAACCCAAACGATATACTTGGATTACTCCTAACAGGTCATATTGTCATAGAGTTTAAATTTAAAGATGTTGAGGAGGGTAAATGAGATTAAGGGATTTTTCATCAGATACACTTTCACTGTGCGTAGCAAGGAGTAGAGAAAACAGAAAGATAACAAAGCTAAGGATACCCAAACCAAGACCTGTTAGGGTGGCAAAAGTAAATCATGTTGAGAAGCAGCTTGGCAGCCTATCACAGAGTGATATGTTAAGATTGTTAGATGAATTGAATAGAACACTTAGTTTAGCCGGAGTAGGAGAAGAAGATGCGAACTGAAAGTATTAAAGTGTCTCAAATAGTAGTTGGAGACAGATTTAGGAAAGAGTATAAAAACCTAAAGGACTTTGCTGAGAGTATAAAGAAGTTCGGACTTATACATAATATTGTAGTTAGAGAGGCTGATGAGGGGATGTATAACCTTTTAGCTGGTGGTCGCCGTCTTAAGACTATAACAGAAGAGTTAGGTTGGGAAAGTGTTACAGCAAATATTTACGGTAAAGATGAAGAGATTAATGAAGTTAAAGGTAGAGAGATTGAGCTAGAAGAAAATCTACAGCGGGAGAACTTGACGTGGCCTGAGGAATGTCAATTAAAAGCTGAGATTGTAAGATTAAAGCAAGAAATATATGGAAAGAAAAGCAGAGGTCCTTCAAGTGGTATCAGTACTGCAGATGTAGCTGCTATGCTCGGTGAAAGTCGGCAGAATATGTCTCTTGATTTACAATTAGCTGACGCCTTAAATTTAATTCCTGATTTAGCAAATGCTAAGAATAAAGCTGAAGCAAGAAGGATGTTATTAACTATTGGTAAACAACTTGTGAGGGAGGATGCAGCAAAAGAGATTGATAGTATGATAGCTGTAACAGGTATAGATATTATGAAAAAGCAGTTAGCTGAATCATACATAGTGGGTGATGCTTTCGAGAATATGAAGACACTCCCAGATAGATGTATAGATTTTCTTGATGTTGATACTCCATATGGAATTGATTTGAAAGGTGTTAAGAAGTTAGATAATAGAGTAGCTAATATAAATCTAACAGAGTATAATGAAATTGATGCCACTGAATTTCCGGAGTTTCTTGATAAACTGTTCAAGGAATGTTTTCGTATATTAAAGGATGATGGCTGGATGTTAGTATGGTTCGGACCTGAGCCTTGGTTTGAGACTGTATATACTGCAATAGTTAATGCTGGCTTTCTATGTAAAAGGATTCCTATTATATGGAATAAACTAGGTCAGCCAGGTCAGACTAATAGCCCGAGTATTTACCTTGCAAATAACTATGAGTTTGCATTTTACGCAAGAAAATCTGACTTAAGCAAGATACAAAAGAGTGGTAGAAGTAATGTCTTCTCATATAAGAAAGTTGATCTATCTGAAAAAGTACACCCTACAACAAAGCCGATAGAACTAATGATGGAATTAATAGAGGTATTTATGATTCCATCTCCAAGCAAGATTGTATTAGTTCCATTTGCTGGTAGTGGAAATACAATATTAGCCGCTTCAAATCTTGGAGTGAGTGCAAGCGGTACTGACCTTAACTCTTCTTATAGAGATGCATTTTTATATAATATTATGAACCAAGAGTTTAGAAAGTATAAAAGTTATAAAGAATAACAAAAAAAGGAGTAGTAAAATGATACTATTAACGGTAGTAAACAGAACATCAATCTCGGTAAATGCAGGCGATACATTTACTAATGTTTAAAGAGACAGCTGGAATGGAAATATTAGACTAACGAAAGAGGTAAACTATGAGTATTACAACAATAGCAGTAGACTGTGACGGCGTCTTGACAGATTTTGTAGGGGCTGTTGCAGAGGTATATGGTCTTCCAGATGACTTCACACCTCCTGATTGGGAAATCTGGAAATATGTTGGAGAAGCGAATGAGAGGGATTTTTGGGAAACAATAAGATGTCAGGGTATTGAATTCTGGCAGTACATGCTACACTATGAGACAGCGAAGCTTCTTATTCAAGGGCTTAACAAGTATGTCAACGATAATGTATTCCTATGTACAACAGTTGTTGATGATGAGTATGCTTATATGGGTAGAGCTCTATGGGCTTTGAATACTGGTTTAAAGCATAAAGGTATATACTTTGGTGATAAGTCGGCTCTTGCTAATGATAGTGTACTCTTAATTGATGATAAGGTTGAGAACTGTAAAGACTTTATAGTAAAGGGCGGTCATGCACTTATCTATCCAAGACCTTGGAATGGTCATGATATAGAACCAGAAGACGCCTTAAGGCATGTACTATTGAAAGCCGGCGAAGTATGCAGAGCTTCAGGTTTTACAATAGGTATGTTTGACAAATAGTTTGTCATATTATTTGACAAACTAAAACTTTAAAGTAAGGAGTAATAATGTATAACGAAGGAAGCCTTAACAGTAACATCTGTTTTATTGGAGAGGCACCTGGAGCACAAGAAGAGCGAACTGGTAAACCATTTGTAGGACCTGCCGGAGAATTGTTTTCTGAGCTACTCATAAGCGCAGGGATATTGCGGTCAAGATGCTATATTACAAATGTAGTAAAGGAACGACCTCCTAACAATAATATAAGCCTGTTTATCTCTTTAAGAGGTGATAATGATGCAAGAATGACAGCTGAATACTTAAAACATGAACAAAGCTTATATGATGAGCTGAGTCAGTGTAATGCTAATGTATTTGTACCTCTAGGAAATGTTGCTCTATTTGCCTTAACAAGATTAACAAAGATAACAAAAAGACGAGGCTCAATATTAGAGATTCATAGTGGAGCAGGGAGCGTCTTGGCAGGACGTAAAGTGATCCCAACTATTCACCCATCTGCTTGCTTACATACTACGACTGGAGGTGGAATGTATCTATATAGACACTATATAGCCCACGATCTCCTCAGAATAAAAGAGCAGGCTGAGTTTAAAGAGGTGAAATTGCTTAATCGTGATATAATTGTTGAGCCTAGTTTTGAAAAAGCTATGGAGTTTCTTATACATACTAAGAATAACTGTAAGATAATTGGTGTCGATATTGAAGTTTACAATAACGAAGTTAGCTGTATCTCATTTGCACCAACTAATACTTATGCAATATCTATACCATTTGTAAGAAATAGATATGATTACTATAGCTTAGATGAAGAATCCAGAATCTGGGAAGCCATCAGAGATATACTCGAAGATACAAACATAATAAAGGTTGGACAGAATATAGTCTTTGATGCTTCATTTCTATTTAACCGATACAGAATAGTAGTAGAGCCCGTTGAAGATACAATGATAGCTCAGGCAATCATAACACCTGATTTCCCAAAAGGACTTGATTTTATAACGTCTATTTATACCGACATTCCTTACTATAAGGATGAAGGAAAGAAATGGAAAGAAGGTGGTGATAGAGCGTTCTGGATATACAACGCAAAGGATAGTATTGCAGTTATGGATGCTTATCCGAAGATGATGGTCGATATTGCTACTATTGGAAACGAAGATGTTTATAATAGACAAAAGGGTATTATTCCAATCTTAGTATTCATGTCTGAAAGGGGTATCAAGATAGACCTTGACAGTATGAAACAAGCTGCAATTGATGCTAAGAATGAAGTAGGTAAACTTCAGGAAGAGTTAAACACTATATGTGGAATGGAAGTTAATCCAAACAGTCCTAAGCAAATGCAGAAACTCTTTTATATTACCTTAGGCTACCAGCCATATCTTAAAGATGGAAGAATGACAGTTGATGATACTGCATTAAAGCGTTTAAAAAGGAAAGGGTGTAAACAAGCTGATTTAGTATCAAAGATAAGACATATAACAAAGTTACTTGGTAACTATCTTGATACGTCAAAGGTTGATGCGGATGGTAGATATAGGTGTTCCTTTAATCCTGTTGGCACAGTAAATGGACGCCTGAGTAGTTCTGAAACTATCTTCGGTAGTGGTGGTAATATGCAGAACTGGCCTAGCGAAATGAGACGCTTTATGATTGCTGATGAAGGCTATATAATATATGAAGTTGACCTTGAGCAAGCCGAGAATAGAATCGTAGCATATACTAGTCCTGAGCCAGCTATGATAATGGCTTTTGAAAGGGGAATTGATGTCCATGCCTTAACTGCCTCAATGTTAAGTGGTATTGATATAAACGAGGTTATTAGACAGGACAAAGAAGGTATTCCATGTGAGCTTGGTGACGGTTCTAAGACTTGGAGATTCTGGGGGAAGAGAGCAAATCATGGACTGGATTATGGTGAAGGATATAAAAAGTTCAGCTTATTAAATGAGCTTCCAGAATCTGAAGGAAAGCGGATTGTTGAAGCCTTTCATAGCATGTATCCTGGTATACGTCTTGGTCAAAGATGGATTGTCGACAAGCTTCGTGAAAGTCGCTCGTTAGTTAATTGCTACGGTCGTAGGCGTATATTTATGGAGCGTTGGGGCGATGACCTATTTAAACAGGCTTATAACTATAATCCACAAAGTACTGTTGCCGATAAGATAAATGAAGATGGCTTACTATATATATGGAATAACCCTGAGCTCTATTATGTTGAAATCCTTAATCAAGTTCATGATAGTATAGTATTTCAGATACCGCTTTCACAATCTCTTGAGTACCATGTTGCATGCTTATCTTTGATAAAGCAAAGCCTTGAAAAGCCGATAACATGGCGAAATAATACAGTATTCTCTATACCAGCTGCTTTTAAGGTTGGAAAGAATATGTATGATATGAAACCGGTAAAGCCTAATCTTGACAGTTTAAGAGAGGCTATTGCATGGATTGGATAACTGATTATGTAAACTTTGCATCTCGAATATCAGAACCTGCTATAATATTTCATGAGTGGTGTGCTGTATCAGCTATTGCTAGTTGCCTAAAGAGAAAATGCAGATTAATCTTAGGCTCTCTGCGTTTTTATCCTAATATGTATATTGTCTTAGTCGGACCTAGCGGGTGCAGAAAAGGAACGGCAATGAGAATAGCTGCTAATATGGTAAGCGATATTAAGGAAGTAAGTCTAAGCAGTCAATCAACTACTCGAGAGGCATTAATAAGACAAATAAAAGCAGCTGTAAGAACTGAAACTGTTAATGGTAAATTAACTATTGATAGTAGCTTCACTATTCATAGTGAGGAGTTTACAGTATTCTTAGGTTATAACAATCTTGAGTTAATAACTAATTTAACCGACTGGTATGATTGCGGTACAGGAAAAACCGGCTTGTGGAACTATGAAACAATAGGAAGAGGTAAGGATGAGATACAAGGTATGTGGGTTAATATGTTAGCTGCTACAACGCCTCAAGCTCTAAAAGCAAGCCTTCCTATGGAAGCTGTTGGTATAGGTCTTGCAAGCCGAATCATCTTTGTATATGCTTCAAAGAGGTCAAAAGTGATGCCTTTCCCAGTTATGACACCTGAAGATATTGCGGAGCAAGATGATCTACAACGGCGTCTTGAATCTATGCTATTAATATCAGGCGACTTTGCTGTGACAGATGACTTTGTTTCCGTGTATAGTGATTGGTACATAAAGCATGGAGCTAAAAACCCTTTTAACGACCCAAAATTTAGTGGATATAGTGATAGAAGGGCTGCTCATATATGGAAGCTATGTATGATTATGAATGCCTCAAGGGGTGGTGGAAAGATTATAAGTGTTGCAGACTTTGAAAGGTCATTAGATCTTCTCACCAGAACTGAGGAAAGTATGGACAAAGTATTCAGCGGATTTGGTAGTAGAGATGCTGTTGATGTAATGGTGCTTCTTATGCAGGATATTGCTTTGTATAAGGAGATGTCATTTGAAACTATAATGCGTAAGTATTATAAGGATGCTGATAACAAAACTATGGAAGGCATAATTACCTCTTTAGAATCTATGGGATATATCGATAAGGTTATTAATGATAAAGGTAAGATATATATTCGATATAGGGATGTTATCTCGAACTCGGATAAATAAGCCTCTGTCTATTTGCAATTTCATCCTTAAGAATATTGTAAAGTTCTAAGTTAAACTTTTTTGTATTGAAAGCAGGAAGTTTTCCCCTAATAAGGTCAAGCTTTCTGCTTTCTTCTTTAGCAATCTGCTTAGTCTCTTCGTCAGCTGCGTTCTTTTCCATATACTCTAATTCAATAATCTTAGATGCAACCATAGCAGCTCTTGTCTTATCAAGACCAATATCAGCACACCCTAGCCAAAACCTTAGGTCAGCCTCGCCAAGATTAAAACTATTAAGTATCTCCCAGTTCTTATACCTATTTGCAAGACGTGAGGCTTCAAGTGCATCTTGTCTTAACATAAATTGAGACATCTGAACTCGAGCTTCTTCAGCAGCTGCTTGACTCTCAGCTTCTTTTATCTTCTTTACATAATCATAAAACTGGTTATCAATATCAAATCTTGTACCAGTTTCTATTTTTGATAGCTCACCCTTCTTTTCATAGTATCTATGCCTCATTGATGTTTCTCTTGCTACCCCACTCTTTAATAACGGCTCAGCAATTTTTCTGCTTGCCTCATCTCTTTCTTCCTCAGGCAGCATACCTAAAAGATTAGCTAGTTTCCCATTAACTAATTGAACATATGGATTACTTTCTGTAAAGTACTGAGATACAAGATAACGCATACGCTCGGGGCTAAACATATTAGCTGCATAAGGATGCTCTCTCATAATATCCTCAATAGAATCTTCCTCTTCTGGTCTTGCTGGAACTCCAAGAGCCTCACCAATTTTTACATAGGCGGGTGGAGTGCTTTTTCTTGCTTCCATAAACATAGGTATACCCTTATCAGGATATATATTCTGATGCCTCCAAAGGTCATAGTTTGCTGTATAACCTATAACAGCTTTAATAGTTGGAGCAAGCCCTGATGCTGGTATATAAGGAACAGCCTGGAGTGCGCCCTTTACAGCCCTATTCCACTCAAATTCATCACCAACTACAAAAGCTGTTAAGCCTTCAGCTATAGCAGAAAACGCCCTTTGTCCTTGGTCTTTAGCTATGGCAAAATAGATATACTTTCTATCACCATCTTCCGAGACATAGTTAAGAGGTGTAGTTATAATCCAGTTATTTGTAGCAATATCTGGATGTACGTTTATAAGACATTCGGGGTTTTTCCTGTTTGCTAAATACAAGCCTGATGAAATAGCCATCAGTTGAGCCATTTTTGCAGAAAATTTTGCTGGATTACTTTTAGCTGCCCTAAACATTCCACGAGTAGCCTGAACAGAAGCATTAAAGTATGGAACAACATGCTCAACTAAATTAGCCTTAGTACCCCCCTGACCAAAATCTAAATATGTTCTTGCTATATGAGTTGCTATAATAGGGTCTTTGTATTTACTAATAGCTGCACTCCTTAAAGCAAGACGTGACCATATCTCACTTGTTTCATTAAGATAACCTAAACCATCAAAAATAGTATTTATAACAGGGTGTTTTCCTTGCTTAAAAGCTCCTTGTCTTGACAATAACTCCATACCACCACCCTCGTGTAAATAGTCAGCATAAGATTTATATCTTGATGTCATTTTCCATAGAGCTGTTCTTGCATCCTTAGTATTTATATAATGCTTAATTCCATCATAAGGATGAAATCCAAAAGCCTCTGGCGCTACCTTAGCCATATGATAAGTCATCTGACCAAGACCAAATGGAAGGAATGGATTATATACATCTGTAGTCAACCATATATAAGCCATATCACGAGGAAGGTTTCGTAAAGCAAAGTATGGATTGTATCCAGTAGCTGATGCTTTTAATACCTTTGTACCAAGCAGAAAATTAGTCCATTTACTGAGTTCATAACTCATAGCTGCATCCGTCCTAATCCAGTCATTGTAGAAGCTTTTCTCTGCATAGAAAGTTCTTTTAACTCCATTCTCAATACAGTGTAACTCTTCATAACCCCTAGGTGGTTTAAGGTATTTAGGAGAACTTGGCTGCTTCCCTGATTTGGCTGAAAACTTTCCTGGAATAACAACTCCATTTTCTGGATTATCATTAGCTAAATCATGAAGAGACCTATTTGCTCTATTCTTAAACACACGATTTTGAACTCTGCTTATAGCTTCAAAGGCAAGAACATTAGTATCTGTATCAATCAATCCAGCTGAGCCTCTTTCACTAAGACTCTTTAACCCACTATCCCTAATGTCAACCTTTTTTCTTCCTTCCATTCTATGTCCTACAATAGGGTCTATTATATCAACATAATCAACAGGACTATAAAATCCTTTACTCACTAAATCATCATACTCTCTTTTTGATATTAAGCTTTCTCTTAATAGAACATCGAGAGTTGATTCTCTTAGCGAGTTATGATAGAGGTCGCTTAGTTCCATAGCTTTATTGTAAAAGTCAGGATACCGATTCTGTAGCTCCTTTAATGCACCATAAGCAATCTTATGGTTCTTACCGACTATAGGCAAATGTCTATCTTTAGGAAGATAATCAGGCATAGCTGCGATTCTTCTTAGAGCAATAAAGTTATCCATTAACTCTCTTGGTGTATTACCAAGCTTTCTAAGCAATTCAAGGTCAGGATAGCCTTTAGGATTCTTCTTTATATCCTGTCTCATTTTCTTTATAGTTTTTCCTATCTCTCTATCGAAATTATGGAATACTCTTCTCTGAAAATCTTTATAGACAAAGTTGATGTATGCACCTGTACCTAAGGTTAAATCTCTATAGCGGGATGGCATATCTCCACCGACTTCTTTAAGTTTCTTTGTAGCACCTGCATATGTTGATACCCAGTTTCTTATAAACTTTCCATGTATATCAGATGGTTCGGCTCTTTTAGCTTTAGCTGCTTTTCTTCCTTGCCTAAGCTTGGAGAATACAAAAGCAGTTTCATCCATTGATGGAAGATGGTTATCAATAGGATGAATAGGTGATATAGGTGGAGCTGGTGGCTCTTTTGAAATAGGTGGAGTATTCCACTTACTCTGAACATTCGGAGGTGGGTCAGGAAATAAGTTAAGCTGATTAGGATTAGGAGCATCAGTAAGAACTTTGAATCCATCAACATCTTTTACAGATACCTCAATATTTTTACCACTAACCTTCATCTTGACCTTAGACCGACTGCCTTTACCTACTTCATAAAGTACCCCAGTTACTTTTCCAGTAGTTCCATCTTTCAACTTAATAATTGAACCAACATCAGGAAGTCTTGGGGTTGTTTGCTTTGCTGTATGTTCAAGTACTTTTTCTTGAATGCGTCCTACAGATTCACTATCTACAACTTTTTCGGCTTTTGATGGAGGAATATGTGTATTCATATTATGCATGATTACACCTGAAGATGCTATATTTCTAGGTTCAATATAAGTCGAATGAAGGAGTTCATGTAATGCTGTATCTGCAGTTCTTGAAGGCGATAGAATTATAGCATAATGAAGTGCTGTAGGAAGATTAGAACGCTCAGCAAAATAATTAGAGCCTCCAACAGGTGTACCATCTAAGTTAATCATTTGAGTCTTGCTCATGAATATAGGAGTCCGCATATTAACTGGATCTACTTTATACTTCTGTAGCTCACTTTGCTTAAAGACATCTTTAACAAGACCTATGAATATTAAGTCAGGATGCATACTATTTAACTCAGCAGCTGTTAAATCCTTTTTTCCAAGCATCATCTGCTTAATAGCGTCAAAGTGGTTTTTGACTAAATATTTATTATAATCATTATTCACTGTAACTCTTGATGTTTGCCTATACGATACAGTAGCTTTATTAATAAATCTTTGGTATTTAGGGTTTACTACAGAAGCACTTGGAGGAGTTTTAATCTCTCCAGGTACACTTGTTATTCTTCCTTTACCATCCTTAGTTTTTATTAAATAATAGGGGTATGTTGATAACTCAGCAGCCTGAGTAAAATCCTGCATATTTTTAATCAAAGGGATTGTTTCACCTGGCTGTAGTGCGTTTAATTTTTGCCACTCTAATTTAATAGATTCTTTAGACGCACCATCAAGAGCCTCAAACTGCTCTTTACTTAACTTATAATGCTTCTTAGCATATGATTCAACAGTCCTACCAACCTTTCTTCCCCAGTATGTTTTAAAAGATACTGACTTCTTAGGTATCTTCTGATACGCATCAAAGGCCTTTACAAGCTCAACAACAGCAGGAGGTTCTAAAGACGTAGATTGAGTTAAACCCATCTCTCTCATTCGAGCTTCTGACATAGGAATATGACTCGAACTCTTCAAATCTATTCCAAAAGGTTTCGGTAAAGCACTCTTTCCCATAGCAACAGATGCTTTTGCTCCATAATAGAATAAAGCAGGATTACTCATTATATTCCACTGAGCATCATACATTACATCGTCTGCAAATTCCTTACCTCCTATCAATTCATTAACACCTCTTGTAAGACCAGAACCATGTATTATATTATAAGCTGCATTTAAAGGCATAGCATATTTCTGAGCAATAACAGTCGCAGCTCCGTATATACCTCCATAAGCCGCTCCAAGCCCTTTCATAGACCATCTTGGTAGGTGTGAAGCAAGCTTTGAGAGTACAGGACTACTAACATCACCTTCAACAGGAACACCTTCACCACTGGCAATTTTGTCAGCTTTATCAAACTCATTACTCCATGTTTTCATTCCTTCTACCATACCAGCACCTATAGTAGGAGCCATATAGAATACATCCATAGCACTCATAAATACCATTGATATAGCTTGTGCAAAGCCTTCAGATGTTTTAAGAGTATTAAATTCTCGTTGACTTGTAGCTGGAAGACCTCCTCTTATCTGAGCAGTCTTTTCAGAAAGTGTACTAGATGCAGCAGCAATAGTCTCGAGTGGGTTATTTGAGGCTGGAGCATTAACAAGTATATCATATACAAGACCGCTATACGCATCCCAATACTCATCAACAGGCCCTTTTGATTCCTTAACAATATCAAATAGTGCTCCAGTGACATTCTTAGGCGCAGCTGCAAACGTCTCAGCTTGCTTAACTTTAAGTTCCTGTAGTTCGTACTGTTGCTTATTCCATTCCTTAAACCTTTCACCAAACGTCTTAGGTTGTTTAATATCAAGCTCTTTCTCAATAGCATACTTTATATCTTTATATCTACCGGTAATCAGACCCTTATCTATAGCAGCTGTTAAAGCCCTATCCCTAAAACTCTCATCATTCTTTAATTTATACTCAAACTCACCAGTAACATCAAACTCCTTACTCAAAGCTGAATATAGTTTATCAACATTACTATTAGTTGTATCAAGTCCAAATGATTCTGAGAAGTATTGTTTACCTTGTGTAACATATCTATCAGCATACTCTTTTGCCCAGTCTGATGGAATATCATCTCTTTTTAACTTACCTGATACATGGAATAAGAGGTATTGGTCAAGATTAGTCTCATCACCACCAAGTTCCTTAAAGTGTTTATAATACTCATCAAGAGCTTTATCCTGAAGTTCGGGGGTTTCAAGAAATAACTTATCATCATATGTCTCACCTAATCTTTCTGTCATAGCTTTAGCCATAGATGGGAGGAACTGATAACGACCCAGGGCTCCAGTTGTTTTATTAACAGCTGTATAATCATTGCCCTCTAACTTGGCTGTAACTTCTCTCCATCCCTTAGTCATTATACTCATAATTACCTCACTTCAATTTAGGTTTTTTCTCTGACACACCCTTAGTCGGACGATTGTGATAGATTGAGCTAGATGGACTAGCTAACTCTTTAACAACACTTGCAGGAGTAGCAGCTTGACCTGTTTCTTCGGGGTCTTTATAGTTAATCATGCCCTTTTCATAGTATTCCATTAGAGTCTTTTCTCCTTTAGTAAGAGAAACTCCAAGCTCCTCAAGTTGTTTATATGCATCGTATAAGGCAGTAGCATCTGCAACAGTTGCAAACTTTCCACCTTTAATCAATGCATCTATCCATTCTGGAGAGCCTCCCTCTGCGATAACCCTTCCAGCACGTTCATCTATTATACCTCTCAATCTTTTTATCTCATCATTAATTGCTTTAGTAGCTGCTTCACCAGCTTTATATTTGATATCTCTCTCTAACGCTTCAGACTCAGTAATGTCCTCCCTACCAAGAGTATGAGCAAGTTTCCTCGTTTCAAGGTTATATCCTGCAGGAAGATTATAAGTTGGTTCACGTCCAGCTAGTAAATCAGCAATATTAGCGTCCATCATTTTACCAGCTATAGAATCCATTACAGCCCTTCCACCGGCTTGATAGTTTGGGTGGCTCATTGCTGTTCCAAGGGCAGCCATAGCATACTGATTTTGAGGATTACTAAGCCATTCTTTAGAAGTATCCCACGCTTTCTTAAGAAATCCACCCTCAGCTGGAGCATCTCCTGGAGATGCTGGATTAGCATACATCTTACCTTGTAATACCTCACCTATATTAAGAGGTGGAACTTGCTGAGCTTGCTCAGGCATAACTTTACTAAAAAACTCAGGCATTGCCCCAGAAGCTGGAGCTTTAGATAGCGCTGTTCCTACATCAGAAAGTTTAAGTTTATTAAACTTATTCCTCTGTGCCTTATTTATAGCCTCAGCAGTCGGAACTGTTGAGACATCAACTGCGCCTATACCATAAGGACTAAGTAATTTTTCTAGGTTAAATAACTCTGACATAATAAAATCCTTTCTTTTTTTAAAAAATTCAGTTTGTCAAATAATTGGACAAACTAGGGCTGTTCTCCAAATGCTGATAAAAGCCCAACGACAGCTCCGATTCCAGCACCTATAGGGTTTCCACCAGTAAGCGCTGCACCAGCTGATGCACCTGTAAGCATCTGACCAGCAACATTTCCTGCATTTGAGGTAGGTTTATTTGGAACGTACCCAGATGCACCAGTTGCAGACGCTAATAAGGAGCCACCAACTTGCAGCAAACTTAAGTCCCAAGTACCCTCAAGATAGTCTATCTCCAAGTCTCTATCAATCTGCTCCTTCAAAAGGGCAGTCTTAGTCTTAGCAGCATTTGCAATTAAGTTGGCAACATTAAAATAGTCACCACGAGTTGATAGAAGCATCTTAACCATTGCATCTGTAGCTAAGCTATCAATAGCAAGACGTGCCCTATCAGTCTCCATATCGACTCCTACCTGCTTTCCAAAATGGCTCTCGAATAAAGCTTTATATACCTCAGACTGAATACGGAAAAGTTCGCTTCCAACCTGAACTTGAGCGTTCATAATACTCTTATATGCTTCATAGTAATTAGAGTCCATCTTACTAAGAGTATCAGTATACATACTCTCTATTCCAACAGAGGTATCAATATGCTTATTAATAGCGTTAACATCTCTATCAGCTCCAGCATTAACCATACCGATACCTTGATTAAGATAGTTATTATCCATCTGAGCTGCCTGACTCATTTGCTCTAAAATTCCCTGTACAGACTTATCAATATAGCCAATAGCTATATTAGCTGAACTGCTTAAATATGTAATAAGACTTTGTTTGAATATATCTAAATATTCAGTTATAGTCTTTGTATATAATTCAAAGCCCATCTTAGACCTAAACTCAGAAACATCCCGCCTAAAATCACTCTCAAGAAGAGCCATCCCTATTACAAAGGCGCTACTCTGAACAGCATTAATATCTGCCATACCACCAGCAAATCTATTAACACTCTGAAGATGTGTTCTTAAAAGTCCAGCTTCAAAGTGTTCTACAACATCGTCAATATTACTACTTGTTAGTGCAGCAACTGCTGATGTAAGAGCTGCTTCAATAGCAGCAGTTGTTATAGGTTCTATCTCCTCATCTGCTTTCTCTGTAATAGCATCAATAACAGGCTTGACTAAACCAGCTTCCTCAACAATACCCTTAACAGCTGGTTTTACACACAGTAAGGCACTAGCTACATTTTCCTGTATAGTAGTATCAACATCTGATAGTGCTTCAGCAAGCATACCAGCAACAACTGTCTTTGTCTTTGTATTAGCACTATCAATGGCTGTTGAGGTGATAGGCAGAATATCAGTTTTAGCATCTAAAAGCTTTCCAGCCATAGTAGTCTTAGCTTGACCATTTATATCTGTTATAATATTACTTAAGATTGTTTTAAGATTATTATAGGCGTCAGTAGCCAAGTCATTAATTAAGGAAGACACCTTTGCCTCATAGTTAGCAATAACACTTGTAGCTTTACCATTACTTATTAAATCAGTATAAATAGAGTTAAGATGAGCTCCCGTTTTAGTAAGGGCGTCGGATACTATAGTTGTGAATATAGTTGATAGATTCTTATCAGGGAACATTGTATCTGCCTTTGCCTTCGCTGTATCCTGTATACCTTCCCAATCAGTTTTATGGTCATGCTCGCCTACCTGCGTTCCATAATCAGTTGCAGCATCTTCTATAGTTGTTATCTCATTATCAGGGTCATGAGCATTCTTACTTGTATAGGGGTTTCCAGTAAGTCCATACAAATATATTGCCTTTATTTCTCCATCCCAAGCTGAGCTAGCATAAAATCTAAGTCCATATGTATTATCTGTTCCAGCAGTAATAATAAAATAAGGAGGAGTAAGACTAGCTACTGGGATAGTCACTGGACTACCATTGTGTAAACTTACGCCAAAAGTGCCTGTTGTAGGCAAAGTCTCAAAAACAACTAACATAGTATATGAACCATTAATAATAGGTAGAGTTCTAAAAGATTCTGGTGGAATAGATAGATATTCTGTATAACCAGAAGTTCTCTTTATAATATATTCATTACTACCTATATCAACATACTGCCAAGGGAATGTTGAATCACCAAGGTTGACAAAGTTTATCATATCTGCTAGAGTAAAATAGCCTTTCCCAGATAGTCGAATCATATTACCGTATAAAGTAACTCTATCATTAAACATCTGTTTGAAGCTACTATGCAGTCCAAAGGAATTAGATGAACCAAGCAATCCTGCATAGGGGTCTTTCATCTCATCAGCTAATTCAAGTGTTCCAGCTGCTCCACCACCACCAAAACTCATATCACACCTCCAACGTCAAAAAGTTAGAAACCTTAAATCCTAACGCCCTTGCAACATTAAGAACATTAGACATATCAGTAAAGGCGCTTATAATATTAACACCCTTACTCTTTCCATACTCAGCTATCCCTTTTAACCCCTCTCTAAACAATTCCATACTCATCTCTCTATATCCATAGAGGCTATATATTATCAAAGATGTTTCTCCTGCAATAGCATCCATTGCAAGCATAGTTGTAACAATAGCAAAAATCTTTTCGTCCTGATGTATAAGCCAGACATCCCCCTCACCTCTTATAACAGAATCAAGAACATTCGTGGCAATCTTTTCAAGCTTATCTTCTCCAATCAATCTTCCATTACTAGGTGGAAGCCCATTGATAACTCCATGTCTTATCAAATCCCAATTTTTAGTTATTTGGTCAGGTAACATTCTCGTTAGCATAAATACCTCTTATTCCTCTTTTATCAACTAATTTATATCTTACTTCTATATAACCATCTATATTAGCATACTGATAATCAGAGAAGGTTATAACAAGTCTAAACTCACTACCGCTTGTTAAAGGATAGGCATAGCCTTCCTTATTAACGGGGACTGTACTATAGGTTGAGAAGCTACTCATTCTATCAAACCTTGCTTTAACAGCAACTGTTATGTTACAGTTACCGCCTCCGGCAACAGCAACACACATTATTTGCTTGATACCTCTTACACCCATATCAAAGGTATCAGTTTCAATAACTGCAGGTCTTGTCCCAGTCGGCATATCAGCAACACCTTTTGATTCACCAGATAAAGGAATGACAGATGTAACAATCTGCTCAGAAGAACCAAGACCACCATCTGTTAAGATGTACGAACCCTCACTATGACTGATAATAAATTCCTGTAGCAAATCATCATAGCTTATAACAGGGTTTGTAAGTGTCTTAAGAAACTCATGGTAGCCTAGCTCCTTTACATTTAAGTCAGGTGTTATCATCCAAAGGTGATTATGTTTATCAATAAAGATATGCATATTCTCACTAACACCAACACAACCCCTTCCGGCTATTCCATTATAGTTAATATGCTTCATACCATAAGTAGGGATAGGCTCACTAGTTTGTATTAACGCAGTGATTGCGGTGTCTCCATATACAATAACAGTATTACCAAGAGGTGCAACTTTTGTAACAGTCCCCTGCCAAGGCATAGGCATAAAGCCCATCTCGTTCCTCTTCAACATCTCTAAAATATAATTTTGACTCTCATGAGCTCCAGTTAAGCCAGACATACCAAACTCAGGATATAGCCAAGCAAGTATGTCACCGCCGCCGATAGTGCTCCACATTACCCAGTTGCTACCAAAATCAATATACTTCTTAAACCCGATATCACTACTCTCAAGATAGTTGAAGAAGAATGTTTTCCAATCACCTCTCCAGAAGTCAGGCGAGAAACCGCCAGTAATAACTCTTCCTTTATGATAGCAACCTGTTTGTATAGTCTGAACATCATTGACGAAGACCTTTTCAGAAACACCAAAGGCTCCTCTTCTATTCATCTTAAACACAACAACAGTTCCATTGAACAGCATATAGGTAGGACCTAAATCAACAAAGTGCCATATACCACTACCTTTGATGCTCTTAAGCTTGCTCTCATCAGTTGGGTCATATATATTAACTTTAGTAATAGCCATCGTACCCTCATCTACAGTATAGAGGTCTGTAGCAGAGATTAATAGTGTGGACTCTCGTCCTCTGAATATTTGCGGATGAGGGTACGAAAGATTTATAGGCGGCACAAAGATAAGAGACTCTACAGGTTCAAAGGGGAATAAACCTAAATCTTTTTTAGGCTTAACATTTTTACTTTCAACTAACCTAATTGAGTTTAAAGGGGCTCTTTTATCCTCCCTTAAATATAGACTTTCTCTACCTATTCTAAAAGCGAACTCTTTCATTACTGCCTCTTTTTATTATTAGGAATAAGCCCATGCTCAACCGCATTCAATAATATCTTCTGCTTTTTCGCTTTAGATAAAGTCGTGTGCTTAGCTTTAACACCATGAGGCGTTCTAACAGTATACGAACCATCCTTATTGCGAGTAATAATAACTGGCATACTATCTCCTATTCACTATACCTTTCATTGCTATTTTCACCTTCATCATAGCCTACATCTATAGTTCTCTTCATAGTATCAGCATTATGAACATCACCAACTATACTATCAGCTTCAATACTCATTAAGCTATTCTTTAGCGCAGTTTCCATATCTCTTGCACCCTCAGTATTTCTATAACACTGCTCAATCTTTAGCATAGCTGCTTGAATTAGTAGGTCAGGATAAACCTCAGACCAAAAGTTTGTATCATCATCATCAATCATAGGAGCTGGCATAAAGTCGCCTATTACAGATAGAGTATATAATCCATCCGGAGGTGGCATCAATAATATACTATTATAAGAAGAACTATGACCGAACATAACATCTCCAAAATCATATGTAGATGGTGGTATGTTTGAACTTGTTTGCGGTGACATTCTAATTATACATGGAGCATAATATATAGGAACAGATGGAGATATATTATATGAAACCTTCCTCAATAATGAATCAGTCCAAACATCTGGAGTTGTATCGGTTGCTGTAAAGTAAACACCCGCTTTGTTCTCTTCAGCGCCGGCATTAGTAAAGTCGTCACCAGTCTTAAAGTATGTTATTAGATATCTACTTCCAACCTCAAGACTCTCTCCACTACCTATAGCTGCATTAAGGCTAAATACATCCTTACCATAATTGCTTTGCATCCAGGTTAAAGACTTTCTATCAAGCTTATACTTCCCAACACTATTAGTAATCCAGACTTCCCTTATTGCTCTACTATAAAGCATATTTATAAGATGTTCACCATACACTATATCTTTAATATAACGACCGAAAGTCTTACTAAACTCAACCTCTCCTTCTAACCACCTAAGTCCAGCATTGATAAAGAAATCAGCCCCATTATCATCATAATCTGTAATATCCTTAACAAGGTCATAACGTCCAGAGACTTTAGCAAGCTGAGTCCTAATCTCTTTCAGATTCATAACTTTCTCCATTTTATTTAGTATGTCAAATTATTTGACAAACTATTAGAAGATGGAGTAGGTATTACTCCTACTCCATCTTAACACAATTAAGAACCAAGTAAGTTATCTTTACCAACACTGTGCATTATCATGCCCTTCTCAGGGTGGTAAAATCTCATACTTGCTTCAGACAGCCAAGATTCTGCCTTACCGTCGATAGAGTTAGCTCCACCTTTCTTATAACCTAAGTCTGGTTTAAAGAAGGTATCATCAACATAGACGTACTCAAGCATATTCTTAGGTTCCATAATGAATATACTATACCTGTCGATAGGATTAGCAGACATCAATGGATGAGTTTTCAGCATAATTGTACCGAAGGAAGTATCCCAGGCAGTCAGTTTCATCCCATAGCCAATACTTTCGCCTGGATGAAACTGCATGCTTGCATTAGCTTTTGCAAGCTTTTGCAGTCCTAACAAAGCACCAGAACCACAAAGAGCAAGCTTTTCATCAGTACCATACCTAAATACAACTTCCAGATATTTATCCATCCAATCCTCACCACTCTCAATCCACTTTTTACCGGCATAGGTATTATCAAGTGAGTAATCAACTATGTTGGCTGGACAGTATGTTTTCATGAACCACTTAAATCCGCCAGCATTACCTTCTGGTTTGCCGTTATCTCCTATGCGTGTACCACAGATTCCATGCAACCAAGTCTTCTCCATTAAAAATCCATGATACTCAAGAGCATCACGTTTAGTCTTAGTGTAGGCATCCTCAGTACGCAGATCGATATTCATAGCAGTACGAGCTAAATCAAGAGAGTTCTCAAAAATCTGCATTCTATTGCTTATTTCAACAGGATTGAACGCAATAGCATCAGGCATAGGAGAACCTTCAGGCTGAGATGAACTAAAAATCTCAATGTAATTAGCATCAGCCAGAGTGTTCGGGCTAGTACCATTATCATCGGCTTCAGATAGTCTTACATCAATTCTTCCATAGGTTGCATCTTTCACAACATTGATAACACAGCCAACAGTATCTAAGTAAGGGTCGGTAGTGCACCGTAAAAGGACGTTTAAACCTTTCCTAAATTCCTCGGCAATAGCTTTAGTCACTTTTACATACACAATACTTCCTTCAACACCACCAGATACATAGGGGGTAGCCATAGCGACATCAGAATAAATACCTGTTAGTGTACCACCCATACTTGGAAGTGTTTGAGTCCACCAATGGAAGTGTCTCGACCGCACCTTGCTTGAGGGCATCATACTCGTAATAGCAGTCAAAGGAAGTCTGCCATTCGGATAGAGCCTCATAATGCCCTGACGATAATTCTCGAGCTCTTCATTCGTAGCCCAATCACCAGAGCCTCTCATTCCAAAAAAAGCACTCATAATATTATCCTTTCAAATTAAGTAGTTGGAGTTACAGCAATACCACAAGCTGCTGCAGTAGCTGGACCTGTAACAAGAGTACCAGAAGCATCACCAGCATCAAGCTCATCAATATTGAATAATGATGGATTGATAAATAGTGAATAATGAGTCGTAGTAACAGTAACATCAAAGGCTTCGTTAAGACCATCTGCGAAGTCAGTCCAGAAGTTGTAGAACCAGCAGTTATCAAACAAAGTATAGAACTCCTGGCCTCCTACAATCTTTGCAATCGTATAAGCATTGTTCTCAGCCCAAGATAAGAAACGACAATCTACAAACTCATTACGTCTCGTAACTCCAGTAATAACCAGATGATTATTAGCTGCTGTGCGTTTGATAGTGTCGACTCCGATAGAGCATCCTATAAAAAGATTCTCACACCCACCATCAACCTTCAGAGAATACGAATCAGCGTGGGCAGCATTACCACCTGAGGCGGTAGCTCCCATACCTGCAAAGTGAACATTCTCAAAATAATTTCTTAGACCAGTAACATGAACAGCGCCGTATGCTTTATTAGCACCATCAGCTCCCTGAAAGAAATATAGATTCTTGAAGATGCACCCACTACCAGTAACCTTCAAAAGAGACTTTCCAGAAAAGGCAGTATCATAGGCATCACCTGCCTTATTAAGAACACGAGCTCTTTGACCGATAGGTACTGGCGAACAGACTCCGTACAGATGAGTATAGTCCTTTGCCCATACAAGCTCAGTCTCTAAACTGATAGAACTATTATCGCCAATAAGAACTAAAATATCATTGCAGTTATCCGATAACTTATCGTAACCACAAGTTAAGGTCTTAACAGCTTGCTTAGGCGTTCTACCTGTATAGAGGTCAGAGCCATTAGCGGGGTCGACATAAACAATCTTACCCCTACCCAAACTAGTACTCAGACCACCAAGAGCTTGAAGGTGACCATCTATCTGTACTTTATCATCAGTAATACTAACACCATATTTTCGTAATAATCGAGTAACACTCATAATAATACCTCCTTATAAACCGGTACTAGTAAGAATTATCCACTCGAAGCCGTTACTAAATAAGGTTGCTGCATCATTAGCATCTGCAAACGTAACAACAGTATTTCCTTCTGTGTCTTTAATGGTAGCATTAACACCACCATCAGCAACAAGCTTTAGGTCAAAGATACCTAAAGTAACAAGACCGGCAGGAGGGAGAGTAACAGTTATTGCATTTGAATCATCTGTAGTGATACGAACAACTCGTTCCCATTGTGACAGCTTATATGAAGTCAGCGTTGCACTTGACGTAAGGTGAACAATGCATTGCCCTGCCTTCTCAAACAACTGTCTTAAAATTCCATACATAATAACCTCCACTTATAGAGTTTTTAACATACTATCGATGTCTTTAGTAACATCACCTCGATTATCGACTGTAGATTTCTTTGGGGTAGGAGGTGGCGCAAATGCTGGCGCTGCAGGTCTAGCAACCTTATTAACCCTAGTCATTTTAAGCCTCTTTCTTGCCTCGCTCTCGGTCTCACTAAGAAGCTTGTCTAAAGGATAGTCAGGATGCTTTCCTTGTAGTTCATTTGCAACAGTACCCACAAAAGCCATAAAAGGTTTCAAATCGGGATTGTCTTTATAGAAAGAGTTAACCTTTGTAACAATATCAACTCTCTCTACTATAAAAGGCTCTACTAAAGAAGGCAAAGATACAAGAATACTCTGCCTACCAGCCTCATATATTTTGTTCATGGTTGCATTAAATTTACTCCTGTCATTCAAAATCTCCTCAAATTCATCATCTGTCTTAATAAATTCTTCAGGTGCAGGTGCAGGTGCAGGCGGTTGAACTGGTTGAGCAGGAGTAACAGGTTTCTGAACACCAGTAGCCCTTCGCAGCTCTTCCATAAGAATGTCACGCTGAGCCCTTAAAGTATCAACAGATTCTTCTGGAGCAGGCTCATCAGGCTCAGTAAGCGGTTCTGTTGGCTCGGGAGGTTCAGCAGGTGGTTCTGGCGGAACCTCTTTAGGTGGTTCAACTGGTTCAACTGATTCAGTAGGTTTAACAGGTTCAACTGGAGGTGTCTCTGGTAAAGGTACTGGTTCAGTTGGAACTGGAGGAATTTCCTCCTGTGATTTGTTTTTAAGTCCTAAATCTTCAAGAAAACTCATTTTACTTTCTCCTTATATTTTATCTTGAGTTATACCATACCTTGAGTTATTTCATCAAGAACCTTTTTGCGAGCTTCCTCTTCCTCAATATCCTCTATAATCATTCTCGGATAGGCTAGGACGCCGGTAAGTGCCTTTATCTCACCTTGAAGCTCTCTAATCTTATCAATCTTATATTCACCAACCATAACCTTAATATGGTTACGAATACGCTCTTTTGTACTCTCCTGTAAATCAACCCATGCAGGATTTATCAATAAGGCATCTACATCACCCCTTAGAATTTCATCACTCATTATACAGCTCCTTCTACAGGTATAAGATTCCCAGCCCTTTGTTCAGCCATAACTGCTTCATCAGGCATAGTTTCGACAGTAAACTTATCAATATCTTTAGCTCCCAACATCCTCGCTAAATGAGAGAATATTCTATTAACATTAAACTTCTGCATTAATAATGGGCTGCTTGATACAATCTTTAATATATCAACCCACGTCTCAGCACCGTTGGAGTTAGGCATAGTACCATCCTTTGGTACAACATCAAACCTCACATTTATATCCTGAGGTCTTACAAGAACATTTTGAGCATTGACACCATAGTCAGCTATCAATAATCTTTCCCACTCACCTATATTCTTAACGTAAGTTTCTTGAGTCATAAGTTGCTGACTATGATAAGCAAACATTATTGCTATATCATACATACTTTGAATACTACTAATCTTAGCATATTTCTCAAGTCTGCTTAATGCACTACTCATTGCTCCACGAGCTTCACTTGCACTTACTCTTTCACCTCTCCTTTCAATATTACCTTGAATAATATCAGAGGCTCCAGTAACCTGTTTAAGCATTTCGGACAATGCAGCAATATCACCAAGATGCCCTCTTGTAACATCACTAACTTGTAGCTGCCCTATTCCATCCATAACATTACCTTTGCCCCAAGCAGCCCTTCTCTTTCTAATAATCTTTCCGGTTGTTGGGTTAGTTATATCATTGATGTTTACGAGATATGGGTCAACAACAAGCATGTCATTAATAGACTTCTTAACATTAGCAATATGACTCTGTATAAGCCAATCAACTGTATCCTGTATTCCAGCAGTTGTTTCAAGTAAACTTACTGGAGTAATACTATGACCATCAAAGGTTGGTGCATTTACAACAACTGGATATTTATTATGATTTAAGCCAAGTGGCATTGCACTTATTAATATCTTATCAGCTGCTACTCTAAACAACCACTTCTCTGGATATTCATTATCTCCAAGTTCCCAATCCTTAGGTATAATATTCATGTATAAACTAATAGTATCAATGACTTTAGATGCTCCAGTTCCATAAACAGATGAATATGTTCCAGATGCATCATCTCTACCGCCTTGTGAGCGCCCACCAGTATAAATCACACTCATACCGCTTGCTAAATATTGAGCATATCTACAGTTGAACACCCTACCTCTGTTAGCATTTTCTTCTGATAATAGAGACATTAAGTTAGTTCGGGACGACCAGCCGACAAACTCACCTTTCTGAACATCATGAATAGGAACATCTGGGTCAGGAAGATACTGATATGGGTCAATATTAACTGCATTATTGCCCTCAACTCTTATTTCTTCCTGAGGAGCAAAATCATACTCTTCCCCTCTATATATCATCATCTTCTCAACATTCCACTGAGTACTTAGAGGACCTATACCGTATGCAAAGGAATCACGAAACATCGTGTAGATATTTAATGGAACCTTGTTCCTAACACAATCAGCCTCTATACACTTCTCAAGAAGTTTAGCTCCCACAACATCCTCAGGCCCAACTCCATCATACGAGAAAAGTGGATACTCAAAGAAAACTGCTACCATATAAGTCATTAATGTTTCAAGTGCTCCAAATGTAACAGGTATGACTACAGGTTCAACCTTTCTCTTATCATCCTTAGCTTTTTTCTCCCATTCTGGATTTATATAAGCAGTTAGCAAATGGTCTATATGCTTCCATTTCGGGTATCGAGATGACATTGAAGTATGACTATAAAGAGCCTTCCTCATTACAGCCATAACAATCTTATCGTGAACTTTACTCCCAGGTCTTAAATCTAAGCCTTTAGGGTAATCATAAGGTATATACTTATCCTTATAATCGCCATGCCTAATCTCAAAATCAGAGCTTCCTGATATTTCCGGTGTATTTAGTATTACAGGCATTATGCCTCCTTTATATCAATGGTTCAAACTCAAGCATCGGTTCAGTACTTTCAACTACATCCTTATATTCCTCTTCAATATCATCAGAGCTTTCTTCTAATTCAGGAAGCATAAACCTAAACCCTGTATCAAGCAGCTCTATAATGTAGCTAAAAGCATCCATAACATCCCATAACCTACTTTTTGGGAACGCTAACAACTGACTCTCAAGTACTTGACAGCAAGACCTATTATGGTAAACAAGCCCCTGTCTATAAAATGTAAGAAGAGCGCCAACTCTTCTAGCTTTACCTTCACCTCTATCTTTACCTCTTCCAGCTTTCAACGGTAAAATCTCGAAATGGTGACCCCTTCTCACATTCTCATTCTCGAAAGGGTATAAGATGTAATTCTCAAGTCCGGTTGTTTCGACACCTATAACACGAGCTCCCAATCTTTCAGCCATACTAAAGGCTGCATCCATTAGCTGGTCAGGGAATAGTTTTCCATTTATACAATCCCTAAAAAAGATTGCATTACTTTCCATATTAACACCAACTCCAACTACAGCACTATCTGCACTTTCCATCTTTGCAGTCTTTGCGGGGTCAACAAGGATAACACTCTCAATATTCTTATTATTATTGAGATTCTCATCCACCTCATTATAATATTTAAAATATGTAGATTTAAAAGAGCCATGACCTCTTGGAACTGCAATGCCCCTTAACTCACGCAGAAAGGAATCTTCAATATTCTGTCTAACATGGTCTTCCCATAATTCTGCAATATCACTATCAGAAAGAGCCTCTTGCCAATTACTATGAAGGTTATCGTCACAGATTTCTAAGCGTAATGAGTACCAACTCTTATCATTCATTAACTCTTCAATTAAACACTCTTCATGGAGAATAGAGCCAAGAACAATAACTCTCCACTTTGCTTTTTTATCCCATAGATTTATAGACTTCATAACATCATTGAAGAACCATAACTTCTTTTCTTTCCTTAACTCATCATTATCAATATGCTTAGGGTCTTCCAAATCATCAATTAAGAGTAATTCAGGTCTATATTTGCCCCAAAGAAGGCCTCTAATCTGCTGACCTGCACCTCTTGGTAAAACCTTAGTCATAAACTCAAGAGCTCCCTCAGTTGAGTACCACTCAGCAATCCATTCTTCCTTTGACCAATTATTACTCTTGCAGTTCCCAAACATACTCAAAACTGCTGGATTAGTTATTAACTCATTCTTTAAGTTCTCACTTTGCTCAATAGCACTTCTTTCACTACAACTCACCTGAACAATATATCTTCTTAAACGATATAAAATATTCTTAGATGGATAAACAAGGTTTACAATACTTGTCTTACCTATACCTCTTGGTGCAGCTATTACAGCCTTTTGAATCTCATCATTATCCATTACTTCAAATATTTTATCGTGAAGGTTAGCCCCAAAAGGTAGATAAAACCTGTCAGGATACAAAACCTTTGCAAGGAGTTTTGTACTCTTAAAGCACTCATAAGCAATATCCTTCAGAGATTCAGGTGAGAAAGCCACTACCGAGTAACCTCCTTCTTTAATGTTATAGTCCCTTCAACCAATCTTGTTGTCTGCTCTTCCATTCCAGTAGGCCATAACTCTAGGTCATACTTAGCCTTATTAAAATCATAACCAGCTGTTCTCACAGCAGATATATCAATACTAATATTTCCACTATCATCAAGAGTTATATCAACTGGGTCACTATACGTATCAATAATATCAGCAGCGTCAACATAGTTCCTGATTTGCATTTCTGCATTATACCCTATAAGTGGGTGTGGATTTCCATCTACACCTAGCCAAGTTATGGTTATAAAAAATCTTGAACCTTGTTGCATATCTATATCGTATTTAACAGCTTTAAGCATATCCACCTCTTGCAACTATTTCAGCATTTAAACTTTTTATATTAACAATATCAAATGAGGATACAACTGTTAATTTTCTCATAAAGACACTATTAATGTAATCATCCTGAATTATCAAGTCCTTCTTTTCAGGATACAAACTGCTTATCGACTCAAAATCTCTTATGAATAATCTATTACCGAATATCTTTCTTAATAGATAAGAATCACTTACAGCAGTATTATCAGTTATATCCCTTAAAATCTTTCTTATGGCTGAATCACCTAAACCGAAGCTATCAGATATAATATACTTCATCTTTGCAATAGCTATATCTGATAAAGATAGTGATTCATTAATATCTATACCAAGAAGCTTCCTAAGTGTATCGCCAGCTGTTATATTATCTAAAAGCAGCTTCTTCATACTTATCATAAAGCTATCAAGCATTTCAAATGAATCAGATAAAGCATTCTTTGCATTTACAACAAGGGCGTCACTTATTACAAAAGAATCAGAAGCTGTTCGGGCGACAGCTCTTGCCAATAAATCAGCAACTTTCACAATCATATTATCATCAATAGGGACATAATCAGCTAAACCTATACACAAATTATTAAGCATTCCTATATACTCATCCCTAACTGATTTAACCTGAGGGATTATTAACTTTATCTTCTTAATTGTAGTATCGCTCAAACCGAAGCTATCAGATATTATATACTTCATATTTGTGATAACAGCATCTGATAAGGAAAAGGGGTCAATCATACTTTTATTAAGCAGTTTATTGATTACATCTACAGTAGCAATACTATCAGTTATATCCCTTAAGATACATCTTGTGTATGAATCATCTAAACTAAAAGAGTCAGATATCACTCTCACAACATTGCTTATAAAGGAATCTGAGAATAAGATAGAATCAGCAGCACTCTTTATTACACCTTTTACAATAGTATCATCTGCAGTAACACCATCAGATACAGAATACTTGAACAGTTTAACTATTCCATCGCTAAAACTGAGGCCATCAGATATCGCTTTTGCCACTCCTACTCTTACGGCATCATCTAAACCAAAAGAATCTTGAAGGGCTCTACTAACAATTCTCTTTAGTATATCAGCAACACCTGCATTATCAACTATCGCTTTTACAACCAGCTTTATGAAAGCGTCTTGCATTTCAAAGGTCTCATTTTGATTAGCGCCTTTATTAATATAAGTCCATAAATTATCAGCTGTTGTTACATCATCACCTAAGACCTTTATAATACTCTCAATTATGCTATCATTCATTGCAAAAGAATCAGAAATAGCTTTCACAATATCTGTTATAAAAGTATCATCTGTAGCAACAGCCTCTGAAACCTTAAGAGATAGTTGCTTCATAATACTATCATTCATTGCAAAAGAATCAGAAGTAGTTTGAGCAAGCTTCTTTAAATAAGCATCACTCAATCCAAAAGAGTCAGCTTCATCTCTATCAAGCAGTCTCTGTAAAATATCCGCAACTGCTATAACCATATCATCATCTACTGGAATATAGTCAGCTAAGCCGATACATAGATTGTTTAACATTCCTATATAATCATCACGAACAGACTTTACCTGAGGAAACCTCTTGATGATTTTATTAGTAGCTATATCACTTAAACCTAATGAGTCATATACCTTCGATTTAACAGCCTCAATAATTGAATCAGATATTGAAAGACCCTCAGATACTCCTTTTTCAATCAGCTTCTTTAAACTATCAGCAGCTTCAATCTCATCATTCTTGCTTAACTTTCCCTTTGTTATCACTGTGTCACTTAAGCCTAATGAATCAAGCGTTGTCCTTAAAACATCTCTTATATAAGAATCACTTAAGCCAAAAGAATCTAAGACTGTTTTAATAATGTCTCTACTAAGCAAATCAGCAGCTTTAACTGAATTTGATTTATGTAGTAATAACTTCTTTACAACATCATCACTTAAGCCTAATGAATCAGAAATAGCTTTAGCAATCACTCTTATGTAACTATCACTCAATCCAAATGACTCAGACCTTAATACATTAAGCACCTTACTCAGAACATCCTCAATATTAACACCATCAAGAAGGGGTTTCATAACACTTCTGGTTGTTGAGTCAGAGAACCCCATCTGCTCAAGTATATCCTTTACAATACCTCTTATATAGGAATCAGAAAAAGGTAGAGTATCAGACTTAGGTATATCCCCTTCCTTGCCAATAAATTCACCAGCTGTCACACCATCATTAAACTGTTTTATCGTGTGAGCACCAATCTGAAAGTAATCGCTAAAGAATGTTGAAGAGCCAACCATCTTGAGTCTATAATCAGTACCAGAAACTAATCCTGAACCAGGCGTGTAAAGATAGGAAGTACCATTGATACCACCCTCTATTAAGCCTAAATCAACTGCCCCCTTATAAAGGAATAAGCCACTGTCAGTTACAGAGGTATCCCACTGAACATTATATTCAGTTCCTTTATACCAAGAGCTTGCAGATGTTGGATTAGTAAAAGTGGCCATCTCTATTCCTCAATCAGACCCATTATATCCTGCCGAGATTCAAAACCTTTCTGCCTCCATAGCGGATTAGGATTCTCGATTTCCTCGGTGTTGTAACCTTTCTCAGGGTCAGATTCATCAATCAGGGTCGTTGCCCTGGTAGCCTTATCGTCTTGCAAGTCATAGATTGCCTGCAAATCAGCCAATGCCTGTTCTCTGTACTCCGGCATGTTCAGCAGGTTGATGAAATCCTGCTTTGTCGCTACAAACTTTGGATAGCCTTTCATATTTTACCTCAATTCATAATTCAACATTTATAATTCATAATTATTTTTTCGGCTCCGACAGAAACCGCCCACTGATACCCGTAGCCGTATACCAGCGATAGTTATCCGCACTCCGACCCCGCGACCCGCAACGCGTATCACGATTCCAATTACCACCGCCAAGCAGCTTAACATCGCCGTAAATACCTTGTGTATTGAGGTTACCCTTTCCACCGGTTTGATCCTTATATGACCAAGCCGGGGCAACATCAACAGACGGATTGCCCGAAGTTACTGTCTCTGGATCGCCCGATACCGTGACCTGATGCGTATGATTCGTAGCTGCATCGAAGCGATATGACTGGTCTAAAAGCCATTGCCACATTGCTCCGCAACCATCCTCAATTCCATACTTGCTTATCATACGCCGAGCGGCAGTGTCAGAGTGCCCACCAGTCGTCACTGGGTCTGCACCACTGGCAATATTTGTACCCTCGTTGCTTTGCGCCATAACGATTTGAAACTCGGCATCTCGCATAAGTCGCTTTAGGACAGCCGCACCATCATCCACGAAATTCATCCAGTTGCGGGAATCAGAGATTGTGCCACCATAGACCGATAATGTACTTGCGCCTGTGCCGGAAGGTAAATAAATATCAACCCACTTGTCGATTGCATCTACATAGACCATGCCCGCCGGTTCACTGACCGGACGATGTTTCAAGTCCCAGACCGAAGCGGGCAAAATATCATTCGCCACATAGCCGGTCAGAGTATGTCCTGATATAGTTCCAACCGAGACACATAGTGTATGGAATCCGCCGATCTTGCGACTGCTATTAGCATCATATCCGGCAGGAAAAGTAGAAGCCAGACTGACCTTGAAAGTCAATACTCCGCTATTATTACAAGCATAAACATAGTAGTCCTTGCCATTGCTGATACTACCAGTATCAAGAATATCGGCGATAGCATAGACTGTATCAGACGCAAGGTAAAACCAACTTGTGCCGATTAAATATGCCCCTGACTTTATGGTTATCTGCGTCTTTGAGTACCACTCTACTGAACGTCTTAGTTCAAGTATATCAACTCCAAATAAGTTGACAACTACCTCAAAATTATCATTAACCTTATCAAAGGCATCCCTCACCTTATCTCCAGTTTCAGTACCTGGAGTTCCTATATCAATTTCTTGTATATCCATCTTTATCTCCTTTAAAATAGAGTAAGGGCAGCTATTACACTGCCCTTACTTCATCATCTTTAAGTAATGGAAATAGTCCATTCAATCGTAATTTCATCAGCAGCTGCTAATGTTATATTATTCCAGGAGGTTGGGTCAGCATACCTTATTTCAAAATTATCATTATCAACACCAGAATGATGGCAACCCAAGGCAATATCTGTAAACGTGCCAGCAACACCAGTAAGAACACCAGTTATCTTTGTACTAGTTGCAGTCGGTTTGCTACTAGAACAATTCATCTCATGCCAGTGCGCTCCATCATAGATGATAATACCGTCCTCATACATAGTTGGAGGGGTTAGAACGCCATTAAATAAGGAGTCTAAGGCGAAATCACTACTCGCAAGAAACTGGTCATTGACCTTTTCCTTTAAAGCAGTGGCAATAGTATTAATCCAGTCGCCAATCTCAACCTCACCACTAGCCCTTTTAACAATCGTTCGGTATTGACCAACTATTTTAAACCGTTCATTTAACATAATTACTCCTTTTACTTAATTTCAGTTTGTCAAATAATTTGACATACTCATTATGAGAATGAAATAGTCCATTCAATTGTTAGAGTGTCAGCAGCTGCTAAGGTGATGTTGCTCCAAGAAGTTGGGGTGGCAAAGACCTTTGTAAAGTCACCATAGCTTCCTATAGAATCATCAAAGTTCCACCCTAACCAAGCATTATATATTGTTTTAGCCATACCAGAAAATACACCTGTCACTTTTCTGCTGTATGTCGGAGACCCAGCTCCAATAGTACACGCCATTGCATATGGCTGTATATCACCCTCTCCAGGTGTACCACCTCCAACAGTATCAAGTATTATCCCATCCTCTGTATTATTTATCTGCTCTGCATAATCATCATGAAGATTATTAAGAGCAAAATCGGTCGCAGTCTCAAGGTTGGTTGCTAATAGAGTAAGTAAATTGGCATGGATAGTATTCTTCCACTCTCCCTGCTCAATCGTCCCATCTGCTCTTTTAACAGTACATCTATACTGCCCACTCACTTTAACATTTACATTAAAATCTTCTTTATTCATAAATACCTCATTACTTTAAAAAAGTTTAATACAACCATACTACTTCTTTATCCTTAGTAGTATCGTCGTCAACATGAATGAAGTTGCTCCCTATTCCTATCCTATGAAATCCCACTGTGAATAAACCCTTTAACACCCTGAAACGAGTTCTACTGTCGACCACAGCTATATCCACAGCAAGACCTGATAGGTGGGAGCTGTTAGGCTTTCCACCTTCATCTTTGTTCCTCTTATCACAGCGACAAGCTGATGTTAAAATATAAGGTGTGTCAGAAATAATTCGGGCGGCGATTAACTTGTCCATAAATTCAAAGGACATATTCATCTTTCCGCACCCGCATTTACACCTTAACTCCCTATCACTAAACTTATAGAAGTTCATTTCTCTTTCTTCTTGTCCCTGTTAAGAGTGTTTTCAATTCCCTTCCTTAAGAATATCGGTATCATAGGAAGGAGAATCACTAGAAGAAAGTCAGCTGCCAAACGCATTAAAGGAGCAAGCGTAATAGCTCCCTGAGAATCTGCTTGTATTAAGATGGCTAAGATACCAGCAGCTATAGATACAATATATGTTCTATACCCAATAAGCATGTTAAGCAGTTTAAGCATTCTTTCTCTCCTTTTTCTTTTTCTTCTTTCTACCACCAAACAAGACCTTATAAGCACTATGCCCAATTACTATAGCTGAACAAAGCATAATAAAGATTTGGCACACCGGCTTAACTATATCAAGTATTGGCTGCAAAAGTCCGAAGATTCCTATAGGAACAGCCAGCACTGGGCTGGTTATATCATCCAGAATCTTCATTGTCAGAGTCTTCATCATTCGAAACCTCCTCAACTTCTCTTTCATTAACTTCTGCAATAACTATTCCAGCTTGGCGAGCCCTATTTTTGATTTCTTCTATTGTATCGTTCCCAACAGGAACACCTACACTAATAGACTTATGAACCGGAGCGTGACCACCTCTATCTAATATTCCAAAGGCTACACTCGAAACGGTCTTTTTGTCTGCTGGTAAGTTGGGTGGGACTGCGATAGCATCATCGAGAATCTGCTCTAATACCTGAACAGCTTTAGGAGCAATGCTCCTAATCCTCTTTGATACATTTACAACATCCTCATTTGCAAGTGAGTGAATCTTCCTTAAGGCCTCCTGTCCTAACGGGCTATTCCTCACATATGAAATCATAGGAGCTGTGACACCTAAATCACGACATATGTCTGCACCAGATTGTCCTAGCGCCAGCCTACGGATAATCTCCTGGTGTGCATCCCATATTTCTTTGATTTTATAATGTCTTTCGCCATCAGGCTTGCGACGCCCATCAGCGCCACGCATAGTCTCAATTTCCATAATTCAATATAATGGAAATGGAGAACAAATGCAAGCCATTTTTACACAAGATATAAAAGACACATTCCTTTAAAGGAGATGCGGTGTTGTATTTAAAACCACATTTGATTTCTGAGGTTTGACTAGAAGAAGGCTCCCGCATACTATTCATCTCATCCATACTTCCCCAAACGACAAACTGCGGATAAAGCAACCGAACTCTGTTAAAACTGTCAAGCTCCGTTAAAATCGTCGAGATATTTATATTGAAACGTATTTCATTTTATTCGGTGGTTATTGTTATACTGTGGGTTTGGTTTAATTATTTGAATGGTTGACATATTTATATAATGAATATTAAAAATAAAGCTTGACATTGGCATTGAGCTTTGTTTAAATTTATGGCGTTATTTGACATTGCGAAACGTACACGGCATCAATGGAGATACAATATGACCAAAAAAACCGACGTTGTAAACGACAACGTTAAAAACGTTATTTTCAATGAAACCGAACCACTAACCGTAAGCGAAACGTCGATTCTCTTAGTTGACCGGTCAACGCATACCGGCAATAAACCGAACCCGAAGAATTTCGCCGGCGGAGAGGATGATGGCGAATATAAAGCTCAATTATCGGCGTATGATGCTAACGGTCGAAAATCCAATGTCTTAATGGACTT